GATTGGGATACTTTGTAGCGATTTGCAAATACAAATCATCTGATATCATTTCACAACTCTTATAATCTAACTGTAATGTAGTATTTACATATAGTGCCTCTAACCAACGCTTAAACTGAATAAATTCAATATCGCGGTCGTTGTGTGTAACTTCAATTGCAACTCTAAAATGGAATATATGTCTGTGCGGTGATGCTAAAAATGCAACATCTGCCAACGTTTGTTCAACTGCCGCTGCCGGATAACAATGTATGCCTTCACGTTGGAACGTAACCCATATCTTTTTCTTTGCGGCTTGCATAATTCTATCTATTGTTGCACGTTCTGCTTGTATCATACTATCTCTTTAATATGGAAAAAAGTTTGAAATCTCATCGGGTATAAAATCAAATAACAACACTACTCTTTCGTTATCTGTCAGATTCCATACTTCGTGTACTTGTCTATCATCAAGGACTAATAATTTTCCTTGTTCCCACCCATGTATTTCGTTGTTAACTTTAATTTTACACTCTCCTGCAGGAATGTCAATCCCTAAATGACAGCGTAATGTATTTGAAAACCTACCTTTATGTGGTAAAATCCTTGACTGTGGAGCAATCTTTGAAAACATCACAGCATCAAGCCTATCGCCGAGTGCTGTCTTAAGAATGTTACGAGTAATAGGAAATAAATCTGCATGCTGTATTACACCTTCTACATTCTGATGCGCATGTACTTTTGGTGCATCAAGGGTAATAGTAGTCCACGTATTTTCCCCACTAGGCAATTGATACTGTGGCCAGGTTTGATATACATCATTATTAGTTTTAGTAACTGCAAGCCATTCTGCATATATTTGTGCAAAGTTATCTTCTATTTCTTTAAGATACGGAAATTGTTCAATACTGTAAAAGCTAGCAAGTTTAGTCATATCTATTTTATCTAATAGATTTTTGTCTAGCAATACAGTATGTTCACTCATTTTAATATTTCGTCCTGCCCATATTGATCCCAATTAGTAAATGAATCAACTGTTGTTAAGTCACGTAACCTATGACACCATACACCTGGGTTAGTAGCATCAAAGTCTTTATCGTCTAACTTAATTGTAGCATTATATCCTAGCAGTTGTAAATAGGGCAATTTTACCGAAATCTGCGGAATAAATCTACGTTTCTCAGTAAGCCCACTTTCAAGCAAGCCTTCTACATCTTTTACATCAAAGTCTAATGTACACCAATAATCATTCTCTAAACAAACATAAATCATATCTTCCCAGGCTTTCCACGTTTCGATATCATTTGTGCCGCTTGGATTAAAACTCATATTAGCACCAAAGTAGATATGTTCGATATCACTATATGCTAATCTTGAAGTAAGTAGAGCAGTTATTACCTCTGGCTCGTGTACACCTACTACAAATAGTGTTTTCATTCCAAATGCAGGTGTTTTTTCAATCTCATCGCCTATAAAGAATGTTACTGCTTCTGAAGTACCGGTGTTATATTCGCGTTTCATTTTAATGCCTTAAGTTGGGTTTTAGTTTCTTCGAGTTGACGTTTAATTTGCAACTTTTCATGTTTCATTTTGCCAAGATGCACATCATCTAAATAATGGGTAAATCCTTCTGCAATCTTACTTTCAAGAAGTGCATGCTTTTCTTCTAAATGGTTAATGTGATGTTGTAATTTATCTGTGTCCATTTTTATTTCCACCCCGGAGTTGAATCTAAGTTATTAAGACTTTCTTCATCAAATGCTACTTCATCTTCGCTTGCACCATCATCTTCGTCTTGGTCAAACAATGCATTAAACATAGTGTTAGCATTCTTGGTTTTCTTACCTTTAAATCCACGTGTGCCTACAATCTCCATCCAGTATGCACTATAATAGTTTATAATATCTTCAGCATCTTGTCTAGTAGTTGTTGCAAAAATAGCTTCAACAATGTCTTTAAACTTTGCATAATCAGGTTGATTAAATTGCATCATTTTAGGTTGCTCACCTGCATCGTATTGTCTATTTGCTTCTTGTACAGCATGTATATGAGTCCATACGTTATGGCCCATTTGCAGTGCATAACTAAAGCTATCCCAAGAAGTCTTACCAACCTTCTTAATCTTATTTAGGTCTGGAGCAACACTATAGTGGTCTAAATTAGTTACATCAAACTCTACGCCTTCGCCAAGTTCTGCTTGCGTTTTACGGACACCGCCTTTGTATATACAGATGTCTTTAATTTGTACACGTGCGCTAATTGGGCTTTCATCAAAGTGTTTAAAATGTGCAATATGATCGGTCATAACAACATCACGCCACATACGTGTATCTGTTGCATATTTCTTATCATCGATACTAGGACTCATTCTGTAACACCATTTTTCGTTTGGTGGTAAGTCAACATGGTGATACACCTGACCATTTGCTGTAGCTAAGAATGGACTTGCGCAATCAAATGATATTGTAAATGCTGGGTTAACATATTTACGTACAGCACGTTGAATAACAGTTAGCAGTACAGCCCACTCTAGTTTACTTGTACCCAAAAAGTGCATCCAATCGTGTACGCCTTCTTGCAATAGATTATCATATCGTAGCGCAACTAAGCGTTTCAATACTAAGTGTACATCACACATGTTCTGGCCACCCATTGACCACCCATCAAAGTGATTCTCTGGATATTTAACAGGGTCGCAGTAGTCCTTCATTAAGTTGTACCACTTGTCTGCTTCTGCGTGATTTGAACCTTGCAACACGTTTAGTAGTTTAGCACCACCATTCTTAACACCTTTGCGGTGTGTCATAAAGTATTCATTATTAAACTTAGTTGCATCGACTGCTTCTTGGTATGTTGTAATACCGCAAGCATCTGATGCTTTTTTATCATGAATAACCCAAGTTGGAATATCTAAAATCATACCATAGTCAGCAATACCATCTAACCATTTAATAACTGCATCACGTTTCTTTTGGGCTTTAGGGCAACCACTGTTTGCTTTCCAATCACCTTCCCAAAGACCTTTTGCAATTTGGAAACCACCCGAGTCACCTAACATGAATGTACCTGGCTCACGATTACGTACCATATCTTCACTTGCATCGACTTTGTTTAAGTCTAAGTTTGCATGACCACCCGAATACAGCGACCACTTATATGGAAACAATGCTTGTTGACTGTTAAGCCAATTTAGTTCTTCCATGTCGTTAATAGCCGCGGGCATACGGGCACGATCTACATAATTGGGATCACTACGTTGTTTACCTATATACGTTGCGTAAAAGCCCGATAGTGCAGGTAAAAAAACCGCATAGTCTTTTTGTTTTGCTGTTAAATCATCACGTTCCACTTGTATCTTCCTTTGTACGTTCTTTTAATGTATGTATTTTAATAGCTGGTTTAGCGCCAAAACACATATTACAATATTTCTCTGGCCCTGCTTGTATCGTTAACCAATCTGCAATTTCTTCAACAGTTGCATTATAACCTAGCGACTTGTATTGTAGCCAAGGTTCCCATAGTTCTTTATTGGGATAATTGTATGTAGCAAGTGTGTCTGCTAATACTCCCATTGTTGGGCATTTATATAACGCACCATTGTACAGTTGAATATATTCTTTTGCTTCGCAGTAGCCATGATGTCCTACATAGTTACTATGATCAAAATCTAACGCAGGCTTTAAAGTTACACCGTGCCCTTCATAATGCCCTGTCCATGCTCTATCAACATCATCAGATGAATGATCAATAACTCGAAATGTACCACTACTACTATTATACACTCGTTCAGTAGCATTAACAATAGTCCATTTACCATTTACTAATATAGACTCTAATAACTGTATTGCAGAATTAATTTCAGTTTGATACCATTCTTCTTTACTATGGATTGATATGCTTATGTTTAAATGATAAACCTGAATTAATTCAACTAACGTATCATAATCCAATGAACGTATTTTTATTCCGTTTGTTTGAATATTAATCGGTTTAATTATGTTTTTAGCTCGAGAGAACAACTTGCTGACAGTTTTAACCCACGTTGGAAAATCTGGATGCATCAGTGGTTCGCCACCAAACAAATGTATAGTGGTTGGATCTAACTGGCGCGACCAAAAGTCTAACCAAGGAATAGCAGTAGCTAAGTCGGTGTGTCCTTTTACTTTATTGTGATTACTGAATGTTAAACAACCGTCGCAATTAAGCTGGCAACTTCTTGTTATTACTATATCTAGGTTAGCAATTTTAACCGCCAACTTTCTCTTCCTCGTAAACCAACGCCTCTACCATCTTGTATTGTTCATACGCATGTTTGAGTGTTGGGTATTTTTCCAACTTGGCCTTAAGCTCACGTTCTTCTGCCATCTTTTCACCGGCCCATCGTATAGCTTCATCGGCAGTCCAACTTAATCCAATACTAGCATTTTGACTAATGTTAATCCAACTATTACCATCAAATACTTCCATTTGCTGTGTCATTGTGTTGTAGCGCACACTACCAGCACTCTGTCCATTGTTACCAACGTACGGAGCACTGTAGGAACTGCCAGTCAAATGTGGACTAGTAATATCTAAGTTTTTAATCATTTATTTAGATTGTGCTGGTAGAATAAAGTTGTAAGTTGCCATGCCGCTGTCAACAGTAATTTGCGCCGCACCTTCGTCGCTGATACGGAATGTTTTATCACCCGGTAAACCAAGAATACTAATAACTGCCGCAACTGGCCATGACCATCCTTTAGTTAATGTACCAACAACATCACTTTGGAATACAAAGTTACCAGCATGGCTACTATGATCACCAAAGAATAGTTTTAAGTCAGTGCCTTCTGTTTTAGCAGTAAACGTAGTTTCATCACTGTTGGCACTTGCTTGGAATTTCAAACGTAAAATGTTAGCAACAGTTGGTTGGAATTCGACATTCCATTTAACACCTTTGAACTTAACTGTTTTAAGTTTGTCGTTAACAATCTCGGAGCTCATAAAACGATAATCGTTTTTAAAATCGCCTGCTTTGTTTTCAAAGTGCAGGCCTACCGGAACTGATTCACCATTGCGATCTTGTTTAGTTAATGAAATCTTAGCATCGTCTTTGTATTCTGGAATGTTAAGGATAGTGCTTAGTTTGCTTAGATTTGGCATACCGAATGTACCGATAAATTCTGGCACAGGGTTATTTACTTTTGCTTGCACAATAACAGAACGATCTTCGGCAATTGCTTCAATAGTTGTTTCTGTATCTGTTCCTGTTACTTTAACTAGGTCAATAATACCTAAGCCGTAAGTGTTTTTAACGATGTCTAATAAATGATCACGCATGTAGTTCTCCTAATAAAGTGTTATAATGTATTGTATATGATGTATTTAGAAAATGCAAGCCATATGGTAATTATTTTTCAAGTATTTGCCCTAGTGATGCATGGAGCTTAATTGTAGATAATTCACCGGGTTTTTTAATTTCAACCCAGCTAACATGTTCTTCTAAATCAACTGTGCTAACTATCTCAAAATTTCGAGCAGTAATTAATTCTAATAGTAATGTTTTTGGCATATAACTCATGTAACCGGCTTCAACGTATTTTGCACATTGGTATCGCTCTGCATTGTTGTAACTGAATATACAGATGCCACCCGGACGTAATACATTAAATATCTCAGTTAAATATTGCCCGATAAGATCAGCAGTTAGATAATTAAACACATTCCACGAAAACACAAACCCAATTTGATTTTGTGGCAACATAGAAAGATCTGTTTCAGAAGTAGTGTAACAGCAAATCCTACGTTGATATTCTTCTCCAAATTTATGTTTTGTTTTTTCTAAGAATTCTCTATGTATATCTACTAGATACAATGGCTCACTAGCAACTAATTGTTCAGTCCATGTTCCTTCTCCTGGCCCAATTTCTAACCCAGGGTATTCCCAACTTGCATGTTTTGCGATTTGTGCCACAACTATCTCGCGACTTTCTTCTAATAATGTTAGTGTCCTATAATATTCGCCGGTTGGGTCGGTTCTGTTAGTTGCATAAAATCCATTGAGTTTATATCCTCTCTTAAAATATTTTTCGGTTATTGTTGCTATATCTATATCTATTTCGGATATAATATGAGCAGTAGTTTCCTTAATATTATTAATTACATAATTTATTTGATGTGCCTGGCTATCTAATCGCGCCTGATCCTTAGCTAAAAACGCACGTAATTCTGGCTGCATTTCTTTAAGAGTTAAAGATAAGTTATCTACGGCTGTTACTAACTGACTTGTTTCTATATTGTTTACAACCGCAGTTCTAAATTTAACTAACTCAGACAACGACATTGACCGATTATTTTTGTTACGCAACGGTGTTAGATTAGTTAATTGTATTCTTTTATCATTTAATAGTGGATCATTTAGTATAGTAACTAATTCTTGATAATTAGAATGAGAGTCCATCCATACAGCATGATCAACAAAATAATTAACCCCTGATGTATCCCATTTACCCCAATCGACTACTTTTTGAAAAGCAATCTCATCAAATCCTAATTTCTTAGTTATGTTTACATAATTATGAATATCTTTATAATTACTAGTTTGAACCACAAAATTAGCAACAACCTCCATATCTGAATAGTTCTTTTGTTTCCATTTAATTATATGTTCGGAGCTTTCTATTAGTTTGTTCCAATCGCCACCGCGCCGAGTAATATCGTAAACTTCTGCACTACCGGCATCGAAACTAATTTTAAATCTAGTAACATGGTTATGTATACCAGTCATACGATCCCAATGGCTTTTTGCTAATATGCCATTAGTAACAATTTCAATCTCAACTTGATCATCTTTTGTAAGCTGTAGATTTTCTAATATGTTTCTATATACATGACTTGCAAATGGATCTCCATCGCCACTTAGTGTAAATCTTAAAAAATGATGATGCTCTTGAATTAGTTTAGTAATATGATTACTAATCTTCATTCGATGCTCAAACTCTTCGCCCTTATTTACAAATATAAGTTCAGTCCGACAACTAGGGCATGATAAATTGCAACTATCATCTATTGCAAATACAATCCAATTAACTGTATCCGGGCGATGATCTAAACGAGTTTCAAGCTCATTGCGGGCTATTAAATGACATGTTTTGTGATCACAATACTTATACGTGCCATCAACAATACTTGATTGAATTTCTCTCGCCTTGGGACTCTGAACAATTTCAGTTAGGCTATTAAAATCTAAGATGTTACCTACGCCGATTGGCAACCATGCCTGGCAGATGCAAACAAAACATTCGCCACGGGTATCGATAGTTACTGAGTTAAACGGATGATAACAATATTTTCCTTTTAACTGTAAATCCTTATCGAAACTCATCTCAGAATCGGCAAATCTATAGCCGTGCGTTACATCAACATCGGCTGAAGTTAGCGGCGTTCGTTGTCTATTTGTTATTTGGTCTACATTAATTAATTGTATATTAGCCATAATTATCCAAAACTAAACAATGCGTCAAATGTAGTCTTAATGTCTGTGCTTTCTGTAATATTCCATTTAAGCACACCAAGTAAGTTTTCTACTTTTTGATCAACAATTGTTGACTCCATTAAATCATTATCGAACGGCAGGTCTTTAAACCACTGCGGGATATGTGTTTCATCTGTTGGGTAGCCCACGCTAGTAAACCCAATTGGATTATCCTTTAACTTACATACAATAGTTTTCATACCATCAACAATGTTAATTGAATAGTTATCACTATGCATACGCTTTAAGTTATTCCAGTTCATTGCCGCACGTACATGCCCTGGCATATTAGTTTTACCTTCGCGTTCTTCTGCTTTGGTATAATTAGTTAAGTTGTTTACACGTTTAGGTGTACCTTTTTCCCAAGCCGGTCTGTCCTGGAATGCAATTTTAAAATCACGCACCATATCGATAATAGTAGTTTTATCTACGCCTGTAAGGGCCGCAAGTAAAATCTCACTTAAGAAGTCTTGTACAACTTTGGGTGTATCTGAACGTTTTAAGTCTAAGCCCATAGCTTTAACTTTACCGGGCTTACCGTGTGTATCTAAACGCTTGCCATCTAAGTCTGTAATCAATACAGCATAACGTTTCTTTTTAATAAACAACCCTTTACTTGCTACAACTTCACGGCCACCTTTAATTACGCTACCCATCTCACGTGGCACGTGAAACGCACGTTCCATCATTGCAGGAAAGCTCTCGTTAACTTGGTCTGAAATATCATCATATAATTTAATAGCAATGCCGGCATTCCAATCCATATTACCAGCTTCGACGTCAGCTTTGATCATTGGCCATGCACTAAAGTAACATGAGTCAGTATCACCGTAAATAATAGCTTCACCAGTATGATCATATACGCCAGTAAAGCATTCATTAATAAATGCATCCATGTGTTTGGCAATAGTTCTACCAGTTAGCGTAGTACTTTGTCCAATACGCTTGTCAAAGAAACGACAGCCCGGGTTAAGTAGCGCACCGTATAGCGAGTTCAAGTTAATCTTCTTAACTAACTGACGCTTATCCCAGAACGCAATCTCTTCTGGGTCAGTACATGAACGCATTTTAGCTTGTAATTCTTTACGTTCAGCATACCAACGTTTTAGTAAACCTGGAACAACTGCTTCTTTCTCATAGCTAAAGATAGTACCATTTGCACTAAGTATCCATGGTTGATTACTATCAAAGATCAATGTCCATACTTCTGCCGCACTGTGAACAGTACTTTCACCAGATGTTTCCCAATCGATAGTAAGTTCGACTCCTGTCTTACCTTCCATAACTGCTGTGTACTCTAGTGTAGCAAACAAACCTTCCCATGCATCTGCAAACGTTGACCCTTTAGTTTTCTTGCCATTAACTATCTTATCAGCCATCTTCTCATTAACATAATGGTCAGTCATAATTGGGCGAATCTGCCCAATGATAGTTTCTGGACCCATATTCAATGCACGAATAGCAGATGGATATAGCGAGTTAATATCGACTGACCCAATCCAATCATGCATGCCTGCTTTTGGAGTTGCAACATACGCACCGGCCGCTTGTGTATCACCCATGTCGTCTCTGTTTTTACGATTAGGCACAATTAACCCTTGTTGATGTGCTTCATTGATAATAGCTTGTTCAGTAACTGCTACTGCACCCATTGTTGTTTGTAGCAATACTGTGTTATCATGTGCAAGTTCATTGGCTAAGTCTAAGAAACGCAACTTCTTATCTAACTTACCTAGCAACATAGTATCTTGTCTGTTATAGTCGATGAACTTTGGAAAGTCTTTATTATACAATTGGTCTAAAGTACCTTCATATGGAACCTTACGCTCATCTAATTCATATTCGGCAATAGCATCTAAACTATAACTATGTCGCTCTTCGTATGTATATTTGCGGTATAGTTGCATATAGTCCATATGAACACGGCCAATGAGGTCAAAAGTGATGTTTGCGGCACCAAAACGTTCAAATTCACGCTGTTTTGGGTACTGACCCCATAGGCAAAAGCGTCTTGTGTCATCTTTACTTAATACACGTGTAACACGCCCAACAGTATACGGAACATCGTACCCTTCACTGTTCCATCCACTTAATACATCTGCATCGTCGATTAAATTAAGAAACGTATCCAGCATATCTGCTTCACGTTCAAACATAAAACAATTCTCATACTGGTCACAAATCTCTTGTGCAGTTTCCCATGAATAACTCTTAGGTGGAATAACAAGTGTGACTAACTTGTCTAACCAATCTAAATAAACTGATATAGCTGTAATAGGATTGAACGGGTCGTTTGTTGGAGCATACCCACGTGCTGGGTCAAAGTCTGTTTCAATATCCCAAAACGCAGTTTGTAACTTAGGAGATGTTGCGCCGAGATAGTTATCAGACAGACAACGGAATACAGGATTGATATCGCTTTCCCATATCTTCTTACCTGTTTGAATACGTGATTCTTTATGGAATTCTTTACCAACACGTGTGCTGAAACGACTTACTGGAGTGTCATATACTGTGCGATATTTGCCCTTTGGATCATCTGTGTACATAACATAATTTGCTGGATACTCGACATACTCACGTATACCTTCTTTTCTTTCTACAACATAGATGCGATCTTTTGCCCTGTCAAACAGTGCGTCAACATAACTCATTTACTCTCCTACCGCTTATGGCCGGCTAACCTTGTGCTTGTACGTAAAGTGTACGACTCTTTATTATAACATTATTATTCGTATATATCCTACTATATCGATTAACAATATAGTTATACTTGTTATTAATATGCCGAAACTACCTCGACTAATAGCAGAATATATACTAATGCCTAACGCAGTAAAAAATAACGGATATACTATCAACCAATTAGTATCAGGCACCGTAAATGAAACGGCCGAAGCAATTACAATATTCAATGCCCAATTAATAGTTTCCATTGTAAGTCTAAATGGATTACTATTCCAATCGTGTTGTATAAACTTAATGGTTTTGTGATAGTTAGCTTTCAATTAAAGTGTACGTCCGACTGTTTCTAAAATATCAGTAACAGTTTCGTGGTCTTGATTCGTTTCACCAAATTTAGATTTTTGTGCAATCTTAATTGCTTTCTTAAGTAAGCTGGGTTTGATTTCTAATTCTTCTGCTACTGCTTTGATAGTATCGCTAAGACCTGCACTTAAATCTTCTACTTCTTGCAGTACTTGTACGCCTTCGTTAACGATTTGAATAAGTTTTGCTTTTTGTTCAGCTGAAAACATTAATGCCATGGTGTCATTCCTTTAGTTAAAAATATAGTGTATACTAATTAATTATCACTGTCAATGGGTGTACATAAATAATTATATGGAAATATTATAAAATATGTTTAGTTGGCAAGCAGGTTTAATTACATTTTTAGTAATTCAACATTTTAGAAGTGTTGTATTTACTATATTTGTACACCGCGGACTTGGTCACCGCATGTTTACATTTAATCCTATATTAACCCATATATTTAGATTTTATCTTTGGTTTACTATGGCATATAGTTGGCGAAACTGGATGCAAATATGGGTAGCCGAACATGGAAAACATCATAGGTATAGTGATTTACCCGGCGACCCACACAGTCCGTATCAATTAACGTTTAAACAATTATTGTTTGATTTTAACAAGCCCGGTTCTAGTCACGCACTAACGCCCGCTGAGTTGCAGTTATATGCGTCAGATATACAATCCCCAACAGATTGGGTTGAGCGCAATATTTATTGGCGCCACCCTAAGTTAGGATTATTAATATTATGGATAGCTGGTACTGTATTATTTGGATGGTTTGGTTTTATTATTGGCATAATAACTTATTTTTACATAACACAAATTCTTATACTACTATCCAATTGGATTCAACACAAAATTGGATTCAGTTATGCTACACATTTAGAAACTGGTGATAGATCTAAAATAACATGCCCGATTGGTATTATTATGGCAGGAGAGTCATTACATGCGCGGCATCATAATAATCCCGGAAATCCAAATTTTGGCCAACGTTGGTGGGAAATTGATACTGGCTGGTGGTACTGCAAATTATTAATAGCAACAGGGTTAATGAAGTTAAATAACAAAGTTACAACAAACTTAGTAGGAACTCCGGTATGACACAACTATTGCCCCCAATATGGGAACAACGTGATATCTTATCACATTCTATTAGATTAAACATAACTCAATCTGAACAAATATTAATTACTACAATAGTAACTAGTTTAATTAACGGAACCGAGCTAGTATGGGATGGTAAATTATTATCCCTACATGGAGAAGCAAAATTACAACAATCACTTCGTCTTCGTGGATATGAGTTATATTGTGCTGATTTAAACGTACTTCCGCAATCTACTAGAGAATTAGCACAATATATAGCTAGTTATTCTCTTCGAGTGCGTATTATTGCAAATTTAAAATTTGCTAGAAATCATACACATACATTTTTCCATACTAAGATATATCACGACATAATACTTTCCGAGGGGCTATTTAGATATCTAAGTAGCACAAGAGGAACAAATAGCACAATAATAATTATTGCACTACTGGCCCGGATTAATAATACTAGCTATCTTTTATATGCACTAATAGTTGGTTACATATTATCTAATTGTCTGACTTTAGTGTTTCACGAGTATTGGAGTCATAATCAACTACGTCCAAAAAATAGAATAATTGGATTTATATTTGATTATATTTGTCATTTATTTGTACACGATAGAATCTCGTGGATATATACGCACACCTATCATCACAAACATTGGAAATCAGTTCAGGATATAGAAGTAACTGAAATGTTACGTATGCGATGGTTCCATTATTTTATATTTGCATCGCCGGTCCACGGTAATCCTGGCCATCATGCGGCAACGGAAGCTAATAGAGCCTCAATGATGTCACGGTTATTGCCTGAATCACAATTCCTGCAAACTCATGTTAAGGCAATTACGGTTGCAACTCATTTAATATTTTTACTAACGTTTGGATTGTCTATCTATGTTTATTTTTTATTATTTCAAATATGGATATTTCACAAATACATTGTTGTATTTGATGAACTAGTAACACATTATAATAATAAAACACGTGACGAAGAACACGATAATCCGTACCTATTCCCAATATGTTGCGGAACAGCATACCATAAAAGCCACCATGCATTACTTGACTCGATTATACTAGGCCCAGGTAAATTAAAATATCTAAATATACAATATTATTTTATTAAATTATTTTATAATATTACAGCAAAAGTACCGGACAAATATCCTTTATAGAGATGATGTATATGTTTAATTGGCAAGCAGGTTTAATTATATTTTTTATAACATGGTACTTGTTAGTAACCATTCAATCAATATATGTACATCGAGTAATTGCTCATAATTATTTTGCAATTTCAAAATCACTTGAACATTTTTTTGTTTTCTGCCTGTGGTTTGCACTAGGGTTTGGTCAACATCCACTGTGGCGCCAATATTATGCAGTAATGCATCGCCGTCATCATTTATACAGTGATACTGAAAAAGATCCACATAGCCCGTACTATTTTACGTTTGAACAATTGTGTAATGAGCAATTAGTAATGCAATCTCATAGTGACCCAACTAATCCAGGATTTATACCGCCTGCAGAACTTGCTGAACTAGCGCATAGAAATAGCTCGTCGTGGATTGAATCTAACTTATATTGGAAATATCCTAAATTAGGACAATTAATGTTTTGGAGCATGTCTACTTTAATTGCAGGTATTCCTGGCTTTATTGTAGGTGCAATATACTACTATGGGTCAAGTATGCTAGTTACATTTGTTGGTAAGTGGGCTATGCATAAAATTGGATTTGTTGAAGCAAATCCGCATACTTCTGATAGATCTCAAAATTCGTTTTTGATAGCACTTATCTGCGGATTCGGAGGAGAAGAATATCATAGATACCATCACGATGATACATCTAAACCGTATTTTCATAGACGATGGTATCAACTTGATCTTGGGTGGGTGTGCTGTAAAATTTTCATAGCACTAGGTCTAATGAAATTAACTAATTCTACACTTCCGTAGAACTTGGGTAACTGTTGTAAATTCTAATGCTAAATCATCGTAAATATCTTCTACGGGTCTAACTACAAACGCACGTGTAACATAAGCAGACTGACCCATTTCGGCATAGTAAGTATCAGTAGGCCAACGACGCTTGTTCCATTCCATTGCGTTAATTAGCAAGCACTCATCGCCTACATCTTTAAGCAATACTTTACGTTGCGCAATAGGTAAGTTAGCACTTGCCATTAACTTAATGCCAACCGGTTCTGTATTAACTTGAGGTTTGTCTAAAAAGTGTGCAAATAAGTGTACAACGTATGCTTCGACATTATGTTCTAATGTAATTGAAAGTGCTGTTTCTGCTTCTTTAATAAGCTCATAGGATTCTTTAACGTAAGTTTCCCAGTTAGTCATGTTATAGTTCTAAGATTGGGATGTCACTATCCCACGGGCGATCGCCTACTACAGTTTTTAGTAATATACGGTTTGATTCTGATTGTTTTCTTAAGCCAAGTCCTATATCAAATGCCTGACTGTATACCCAAAACTTCTGACCAGCTTCTATTTTAATTATTTGATCTTGTATGTTAACTAGTCTGCGTACAATTCTGTCAACCATTGCAGTATTTACTCTGCGCCCTGCTGTACGTTCGAATGAATGATCGTCAACGTCTATAACTAACCCATTAATGTGTAACGTACCAACTTTTGTTTCAAGTATAAACTCGGTTGCTCTCATTATGCTAATGCCATTAATTGATCTGGTGCATAACTGCGTAGTTCTTCAAATGTACGCACTTCGTGTGGTTCGTCATCTTGCTCGTGGAATGCAAATATACGTTCACCATTAGACCAACGTCGTTCTGCATCAATTATATTCTGTATTGGTACGCCCGCTGATAAATCTGGTACTGCACTTTCTGCTAACTGTACTGATTTAGATTGTAAGTACTGTGGGAATTGCTCGTTAAACTCACGCATAATAACACCACCTTCTGCGTTTGCTTCATTTTCGATATCGCTACCTGTTTCACCGGAGTCATTAGTAAGTTGATGTTCCTGTCCTTGTTTATAATGTACCATTTCGTGTGCAATAGTACGTAAAATATCAACTGGATTGCGATTAGCAACGACAGCATAGATTACTTTTTCATTATCAACATAACGACCAAACGTCGTGTCATCTAATGATTTAACTAACTTAATCTTTGGAATATGATCTAACTCTAAGTGTGCAATAGCAATAGGTAAGAAGTCACGTAACGCATCAATTAACGTTGGTTGCTTAGACTCATTAAACATTTCATATAAGTTCATTACTTCAACCCTGCTAATTTACGTATAAGGTCAATTGATTCGTTTGTTTGAGCTGCT